ACTAATCTAGTTAAGATAAATTTTTGCTCCAACCACTTTAACTTCTGTTGTACCAGTGATGTTTGCTTTTGTTCCTTTTAGTTCTACCAGTCCAGCAGTTGCTTCCATCTTAGCACTTGTATTTCCTTTAACTTCAACAGATGTTGTTCCTTCGACTTTGGTAGTAACACCTTTTACTAATGCTCTACCAGCTTTTCCTGCTACTAATTCTGCAGCTAAAGTTCCCCCTGCAACAAACTTGTTTTAGTATCAAGACTCATTCCTCTGTTTCTTTTTTTGACTAAACTACCAGGACCTCCTGCTGCAAAGAAACTAGCACAACCTCCTCCAGTAAATACATAATCTCCTGCAGTGGTTACAGAAAATTGACCTGGTGATAGAACTGTAGTTGTGGAACGAGGATCAAATTTCATCTCTGTTCTCTCTCCTGCACCAAATTCCATTATCTGACCAGTAATAATTTTCTTATCATTAACTGCCACCTCAAATACTTGTGATGCTGCCATCTCAATTTTACCAGTAGCTTCCATTCTTATACGACTTCCTTTGATTATTACTTCATCATCAGCGTCTATTACTATAGTCTTTCCTCTAATATGATATTCACTACCTCTTGCTTTCGTTACTATATCACCATCTGCTAGAATATTTAATGCTTCATCATCATCCTCTGGTCTACCAGCATTAAAATACAAATTACTTCCAGACTCAGCATTTAGACATAATCCACCCTCTGCCCACAGACCCATTGTGGCACTTCCAGCAACAAAAGATCCTCCTGCTTGTGTTTTTACAGGACCTGTTCTAATTCTTATTCCACCATCACTGAGGAACGACATGAACGCACCACCTTGATAAGGTCCTTGTATCCTTAACCTATTAGTTTCTTCATCGGCAAAAGATATTTCATATATTAATGATCTTGCTTGCCAACTTTTAGTTAATACATTTACTAAAGCACCACCAACTTCCTGTGCCTCATCAGGAGTTGTTTGTTTGAATATATCATCAGGATAATTCTTAGCAGCGACGTAATTTTTTGACATTATGGGCAATCAATATATTTACCAGTACCAATCTTAGTAGAACCAACGTTGGATAGTCCATCTGTATCTAGACAAACTAGAGATGGTATCATTTTAGCACCATAACCGCCACCACCAATGAATTCTATCTTAGGAAATTTATCAAAGGTAAGAGTTCTATCCAACACACGTGCTCCTATAACAAAACCATCATCATTTATCGTTGCTTCAACAACATTAGGATTGCCATCAATTAAAACTGTTGGAGGAGTTTTGTATCCAAGACCAGGTCTAACAACAGTAAATGAATCAATAATACATCTTACACCTCTATCATCAGCACGATTAATTTTATATCCAAATCCAGATGATAGTATTCTTATCTCTGTAACAAATCCATTATCATCAAGTAATGCAGCAGCTGTTGCACCAATTCCCTCTCCAGTAACAAATACTGTTGGTGGTTCTGCCCATGCGTCTCCAGTGCTGTCTACTGGTATCTCAATAATACCACCATTGTCGTCAGTTATTACGTTTATTGGATTTACTACTGGCAATTCAAAATCCTCAAATACAGTATCTGGAACATCACCAATACCTTCATCAATATCGTCAATAGTTTGATCATCTCTGGTAATTATCAAAACATCTACAGTTGCACCAGTTCCAGTTATAGCAAATGTTAATGTTTCTTGTTCTTCCACAACATCGTCTTTTGCAATACCCACAGTGACCACTGCTCCATTGTTGCTAATAACAAACTCTCCACTCAATGAGTTTCCTATAATGTCTGATGGCGTTATACCTCTACCAAATAAAGTATAGTATAGAATACTTCCATCTGGTACATTTGTAGTTTGAATAGTGTAGATAATAAACTCATCTTCTGGGCAAGTAGATCTATTTGCTTCAACCTTAAATGTTGGATCTAATAAAGTAGTGTCTTCAATTGGATCTTCATCATCTACATCTGTAAGCAAATCTGTTGTATCATCAATATCATCAAATGGATTTACTGTATTTGATGATATTGATGATACAACATTTTGTACAAATAAAATTTTTATATCTTCATTTTCTGGTGAATCATTGTTTATTTTTACAAAGAAACTCTCATCACTGTCTGCTACAGTATCTACCAATGTTTGTACACTAACTTTTGCTTCTTTAGCGTTAGTGCCAAAAGGTACTACTTTATTTTCTGAAAGATAATCTTCTCCTTGAACAGCACTTCCCTGTCCTGGCAAAGTTTCAAATGTTACGGAAGAAGCAATACTAATATCACCTGTTCTCGTTATGGTAAAGGTCGCACTATCTCCTTCTGTAACTTCTATATCTCTTATCTCGTATACTAATTTACGTTTCTTCGTGCTTTTTGTTGGAGGTAGTGGTACTCCACCTACAAATCCAACTCCTGTAACTTGTAATGGTGCACCTGTATATGCTTCATCACAAACGTATTGTGTATAGTCAGGAGGAACATCACCAAATAAATTATCAATTTTACTTAACAGATCATCTAAGAAATCTTTTCCTTCATCATCATCCTTTCCATCTCTATTTCCATTTGTACATACTTGCTTATACTGTGAGCATTTAGTATCAGGACCTGAGCAAGTTAATCCTAATAAATTTAGAATATAATTGATTGCATTACCGATCAAGTTAAGAGGAGCAGCAATAGCACCTAGAATATCTTGTAGAGGACCTAGAATACTATCTAATAATGACTCTAGTAACTGATATATTTTTGAGATAATACCATTTACCAACTCATCAATTTGACAAATAGCATTACGATATATTGAATTAACATAACTCATCAAGAGATTTGTTAACCATTCAATCAATCTATCACCCAGATCTTCCATCTTACATCCTACACTTTCCAATAGTCTGTCGAAGAATTCAGTAACAGGAGTTAACCTATTACCCTTTTTATCTGGTTTTAGTAAAAACTTTACTAATTTGTTAACTGCCTCTTGGAGAAGAAATATAATATATCCCTTAACCTTTCCTAAAAACTCTCGTATAACTCGTACTGCTTTATTAGTATACTGTCTCGCCTTTCCTACGGAATTATATAATCCACCTGTATACTTATTTACATAAAAATCACCAATATTACCATTATTATCCTGTATATCCTTCAAAAAACCACCAATGATAATATCCATTGATTCTTTCAATTTAACATCCTTACATTTTTCTGCTCTTTCTTGACACCAATCATCTAATGTTTGTTGTTCAACTAATGCACCAGGATCAACTCTTAGTTTACCATTACCATCTTCGGTCAAGTCTGAAAGGACTCCTACATGCCTTGCTCCAACTAAATTATCTGGATTTCCATCTATATAAGGATCTATTGAATATTTTGGATCAGATCTAGGACCTGTTTCAAATCTAGAATCTTCACCATCACTAACAACAACTGTTTCTGATGCAGCACCTGGCGTTTGACCGATAGAACCCAAAATAATTGGTTTTTGTCTGTCATTATCCAAATAAAAACCAATAACCCAACAACCTGGTATCAATTGAGGATGTTTTCCTGCAATGTTACCAGGTGTGAATGGGTCAGTAACAGGCATTACCACATTTGCCCATGGCAAATCAGCAGTTGGAACAAGTTGTTTAGACTTGGGATGTTCTCCAACAATTGCTACTTTATATCGGTAACCACCTTTGTTTTCTCCTTCGTCAGAAGCTCTAGACTCTACCTGACCTACCCACCAATTAAAACCGTCATCGCCGATTTTGGTAGTAGGAAACAAACGTGATAATGCTTCATCATGTCCAGTGCTCATTTTTTAATCGTCATATATTAGACACTCAGGTTCATCAGGGTGTACATCACAGAATACCTCTAATACATTAGGGTCGTGATGATCTCCTGCTTCAATTTCTGACTTATGATGTTCTACATACTCTTCTAAATCATGCAACTCATCTTCAATGTGATGTCGCATGGGTTCTGATGTTTTAGGATCAGCAAGAATTTCTTTGTCGTGCTGAATATGGTCTTCAATTGTTTTCATTGTGTTTTCCTCCGTACAGTATGTACATTATTATTTATTCTCACCGTGTTTGGATAAATCTTCCGTAGTTCCGTAAGAATCTCTAATTAATCTTAGCGTAGTATTACAAATTCCAGTGGTACCTCGATAGAATTCGTAATCATGTGAGACTTCCGACACAAGATATGTCCCAGAAGCTTCTGTATCATATGGATTTGTTTTCTTGTACGCATCTGCTGCTTTCATTTGTAATAGAAGAAAAACTTTATCACCAGCACATATTTCTGGATTGCCAGGAATTAGTACTTTTGCTTTCTGATTCTCTAACAACTTCTTTCTAGCAATAGATTGTGCTGTATAATATTTTGACCAATCAGCAAACCTTGTTGAATTTCCTGTCGTGTTCTCATCAATATTTGCTGGTTCTGGTTCATTAAACCACGTTTCATCATCCAATATCTTTGACATAAGTCTAGATGGTTTCTCAGACAACTCTTTCTGATTTACTGGAATAAGGTCTATATTTGATTGACCTCCCAGATGTGCCATGTTGTTGTAACTCGATCTAATTTTATATGTATATTCTTCATATTGTCCCGTACTATGATTAAAAAATACAAGAAAACTAGAATATTTACCTCGTCTCAAAGAACCCATTACATCTGTTTCGGTCTCAAACTTGAATGATTTTATAATTGATCTAGTATCTTGACCATCACCTTTATTTGCAATATCTTCTTTATAAGGACCATGAGACGATGATTGTAACTCTTCTGCAGCAAATCTTCTTTTCACCACACCATCATTGTCTTCTTCTGGTGTATCGCATAATGCATCTGCAGAAAAAAAGTTAAATCCTCTTCTTGTTTCCCAAAAATAAAATCCAGCAGTTCCTCTTATTTTTTCTGTCTCATTATCTGGTTCTGAATCTGAATTTCCTGAGTCAGAATACTCTGCTTCAATAGGAACTGATTTATTCA